AAACCGACCAGTCTCTGGTCGGCAGGGCTTATCTTCAGGCTGGTGGCTCCTGTATCGGAGTTAGCCGTCAAATAGACTGGGTCTGGGAGTGGTATCTGGAGTATGTCAGCGACCTTCTGTGCTGAGGTGTAGACGACTTGGTCAGGGAAGAGAGGCCGTGGCTCGCGTTCCCCTGTGTTGAACACCACTGGCATTAGGCGTCTCTCCTTGGTTGCATAGTGCGTGGGTCATGAGGGTCGTTTATCCCTGTAGAACTGACTAAGTTACTCTGAGATGGTTCTGACGTAGGTGGATTAGGGTATTTTGGTCCCTCGGCTTCTTCTTCCAAATTTGCCTTCGATTTTTTGTTTCTTGCCTCTATCTTTGCCCTCAACTTTGGATTATCAGGGAATCGTGAGGGAAGGGGAGAGAAAGAGGCTAATGATGGGCTTTCGTATCTACTTGACCTATTTTCTCGTTCCCGATTCTCCTCAGCGCGTCGAGCGATTTTCTTCCTATCAAGATTATATCCCGGCTGGTCTTTTATCCGCTTCGCTTTGATAAACTCCCAAGACTTGTCTAACGGATTCATACTTTATTGTCCACCTTTCCTAAGTTGTATTCCATTGGTTTGCTGCATGCACCGCAGCGTTCTAAGTAGCAGAAGTGGAGCATGCCGCAGTGTTTGCAGCGTGTTCCACTACCAATGTCAATCACGTCTCGTATGTTCCGAGAACGTGTGTTTTGCTCTGCTAGTTCGCCAGCGAGCCGCTCGCGTGGACTTGCGTCCGTGCGAACAGACTCGCCGGTTGCGTAGTTCCATCCTTGCTTGGATAGTCGTCGGAGGTCTTCAGCGTCCATGTGGCTCACCACTATGTGGTGACCACCACTACGTATAGGTTTCCTGCCATGAGATAACTCGTGACACCCTCTACAGCCTTGCCGTTGGTGTAGTCGTCTAGGACCTTCTGTATGCCTCCGGCTACTGTAGCGCCGATTTCAGCCGCTTCGTCTGGCGTGAACTCGAAAACTTTTACGTCAGTCATGGGGTATTACCCCCAATCAGCGTTCGCCTATAGCGACGAAAGAGTAGGTCACACTAGCAACCAAGGCGGCCAGTTTTACTGTGGTGCCATTGATGCTGTTAGTGACTGCTGCTCTTACGGTGCTGCCAGTGGCGTTCACCATGATACCGTCTACGCCTGAGAGGTCGTCACTCAGGTCTAGGTCATAGGTCGTACCGCTGCCGTCTAGAGCAATCTCACCTGTGATTACTCTCTTGTTGCCGAATACTGTTTTTCTCTGGTCTATTGTTAATACATCTGCCATGTTTATTCCTCCTCTTGTGCGACCTCAGACGACAATACTTCATCAACCTTTTCTAGCATCTTCGCTTTCGTGGCGCGGAGCCCGGACATTTCTACTCCGTTGTCATGCAGCCATACTTGTATGTCTGCTTTCAACCAATTCGTGTCCGGGATTCCGTCACCATCGTCTTGCGTGAAGAGGACACCGGGGTAGTCCTCTAAGATGCGCCAGTTGTCACCTTCAAAGGCGCGTCGTCTTTCATCCAACCAATCTTGAGCGACTACGGTGCCTTCGTTCCTGTTGAACTCACCGTACTTGTTGCGGACTATCATGTTCTGTCCGGCCCAATATATTGTTGGCATTCTAGGTCACCTCGTAATCAGGCTACTATTAGCCAGACAGGTACGTTCGCTACTTGTGTTCCAGTTACTGTGAACTGTAGTACACCAGCACTACTGATGCTCTTAACCATAAGGCTAGATGCTGCAGTCGAAGTGTCTCCAGTAATCGCGGAGATAATCTTCGTCGCTCCACCAGATACTGTGATGGTCTCGTCGTCTACGGCGACAGTGGTCATTCTACCGCAGACTAGTTTTAGTCCTCTGGTAGCACTCCCATCAGTCTGCCGTGGCTCGAAGCCACCTAGCGTTCCGGGGTAGTAGACGCCGCCCTTGGAGGCCGCTGTTGCTCCGCTGGCCAACCACTCGTCGTCTCCCTCTTGCGTTCCTGCGTATAGGTCTAGGCTGAAGTCTTCTGTGAAGACTGCACTGCCGCTTGTTGTGTATGTTATCGTATTTGTCATTTCATATCACCTCTGTTATCTTTCCTCCACCTACTGTAGGTCTCGGATAGAACCTCCTGCACCGAAGAAAGCGTCCCATACCTCACCCATGGTTCGGTAGAGTCCTTCCTGTCCTAGCCTGTTGATGGCGAACGGGTCACCAGTCTCGATACCCGACTCGAAGTACTGAGTTGGGATAGCAGTCTGGAACCACAGGTAGTCAGTATCGAAGTAGTAAATCCTCGAGATACCGTCTGTGGTCACGTCCTTGGATGGAATCAGCGGCACACCGTTGTAGGTAGCCACGATGAATCCAGCCTCGATACCGGGAACACCCTTCACGCCGTTGTAGGTTGGTGTGACCCTCTTGGACTCCATGAACCTCTGTTGGCTCTGTAGGAGTTGCTGGACACGCATTAGGGTATCGTACCCAGTCAGCATGACCTTGGGGTTACCACCACGAGTCCAAATCTGCTGGAACAGTCCGTCCAGTTGATTCAGGCTGAGGTTCCTGTTGCTTGCAGAAGTGCTCGCGTCTCCGCCGACGTCTACCTCTGCACTGTGGAATCCAGTGCTACCATCTCTGGTGATAGAGTAGATGTCGTGGTCCGTTAGGGCACTGACTCCGCCTTGGGTCGTTGTCATCTTAGCAGGGTCGGTGGTGAGCCTGTCTAGAGACTCTAGGTCGTTGCCTGCTGGTGTGTCGACGTCCTGTAGAAGCATCCTGTTGATGTGGTCAGCGTGGTGCTTCCCCATCTCTTCCTTTAGCACTTGGCGCACGTCTCCAAGACCGTCATCCTTGTCAGAAAGGAACATGGACACTTCGCTCAGGTCGAACGAGTGACCAACGGTCTTGGGCTTTGCAGCCACGTGTAGGAAGTCAGGCTTGGTGGTCTCTGGCAGAGTAGCGTTCTCAGCCAGTCCGCCGCCTACGTTGAACGAAGGCTTGGCGGTTATGATTCTCCACCCACTTCGCTCCCAAGGCTTCTTTGGAAGTATGCTAAACGCATTGAACTCTTGGTTCAGTTGCGACCAAACTTTCCTTCCGTAGATTGCTTGGTAGGTACCAGCCGTAGTGGACAGGAGAGGCGCGTCGGCCTTCAGTATGTCTCCACTGCTGTAGGTGTACCCGGTCGTTGCTGTACCACCGTAGTAGTATCTTTCCATATCTTGTATTGTTCGTACATAATCACGTGCCATCAGTTGTCACCTCCCTGAAGAGCCTTTCCAGCCAGCCTGTGGACGTCGTCCCACGACATCTCGGCCATCTCTTGGGTCTCAGGAATACTCATCATAGCAGGAGACTCGCTCTTGGCGAAGGTCTCGCCAGCAGTTGCGGGTATGTTCTCAATCCTCTCAGAGAGGGATAGAACTGCCTTCTGCAGGTCTGCTAGAGGGCCTCTTGCGTCGAACTCGTCCTTGGCCTGTGCGGTCTCTGCCTCTTCCAATTCCTTGGTGAGTCTCATGGAGAACTCGTTGCCTAGGTCGGTCTTGAACCTCTGCTCTAGTGCAGCGGCCTTGTAGACCTGATACGCTTCCTCTATCTGTGAGGGGCTCACAGAGGCTGCGTCGATGTAGTCGTCGGCCTTGATGACGTTCTTGTTGCCAGTTGGTGCGGCACCGAAGTTCGGCTTTGGCCTCTTACCGGAGTCATCTTCGCCAGCGCCCTCGATGCTGCCTTGACCCCTGTGGTCGAAGCCGTGCTCTCCGGGCGAGTAGCCTTTCTCTACTCCGTCTACATCTCCAGACTCTAGAGCGTCTCGTGCAGCCTCTGGGTCGTACCCAGCGGACTTCACAGTGCTCTCTAGCCACTGCAGATAGTCTGTGGTAATGACGTCATCCATTTCCTCGGACTTGGAGTAGGCCATTTTCTCGTCCTTCTTCTTGTCGTCGTCCATGGCATCCTTGCTGTCGTCATCACCAACTGCGTCGTTGGTTTTCTTTTCTTTTTCTTTCATCGCTTTCTCGGTGTCCTCTGCCTTGACTGCGGCTTCCGCCTCGTCAGCATCGTCGAGACGCTTTGAAAGCCTCTCTAACACGTTCTGCAACTCAGACATTGTGTTTTCATCATCTGTCATGTTTTCACCTTTGTTCGTTGTATCCTCCTTTAGGATTCTAAACTGGGCCTCAGGATTAATGCCCTTTTCGCAAATGGTCACTTCGTGCAACTCCATGCGGCTTATCTCACGATAGTCACCTCTGGTGCCATCGTGCTTGTTGACACGCTCGAAAGCCTGCCCACCGATGGAGAACGACTTCAGGTTCCCCTTGCGAATCTCTGCGGCCACTTCTCGGGCCTTCTCTATGTCATTTCTTAGTTTGATGACCACGAACATACCAGTCTCGTCTACCTCGGACTTCCAGACTCTGCCTGACGTGTCCTCGTAGTTGGGTATTACCTCCCCTACTTGTATGTTAGAATGAGCCAATTGGACGTTTCTGAAGCCGGGAGACTTCATGAACTTGCCAAAGGCGTCTTTGAGTGCGGGCTTGGTGATTAGGTCTCCTTGCTTGTCCACCATCTCGACTGATGCGTAGCCTGCGACGACTAGGTCACTGGACCTGCTTTTCAGTAGAATGGGGTCCTCAATAGGAGCATCCATCATCAACATTGGCTGCCAAACTTGGCTTTATCCTATATTAAACCCCATCATGAAACGGGGATTTTAATGTGATTATCGTCTTTTTCTTTATGTGGTGGTGAGAATTTGGGACAATCCTCCATCTTAGTGGCTAGACCCTGTTCGCATTCTTGCCCGCGCTTGGCACCGCACCAGCATTCACCACCCTTGGACTCCCTGTGACCGGGGTCGTGGTCTGGTAGGTTCTTGGGCTCTGTGAGGGTAGTGGGGCCACTAGGTGACTCTATTGG